AACATTACCTGTAATCAAAGTTGTAACTACTGCAACTCAGCTCAGAGTTCAAAATGGGGCGACCTTGAAGGAAAATTTATCAACATTGAAACTCGTCATTACTATGAAGATGTATGTGAATTTATTGGTCGGCACTATGATCAAGTCAAAGAAGTTGCACTGGTTGGTGGTGAACCTTTTCTGTTAAAGGAAAATGCTCAATTGTTAGATGTAATACCACCTGACGCTGTGGTCACAGTAATCACCAATCTTAATGTGGATTTAGAACGTAACGAAATCTTTCAAAAATTAAAAACACGAAGTAAAGTTGGATGGAGCATCAGTTTTGACAACACCGGCGACGAGTTTGAATATGTCAGACACGGCGGATCGTGGGAGCTGATGTTACGCAATCTTGATCTGGTTCAAGAGCTCATGCGCAACAACGGACACTGGGGAGGCATACATGCAGTTTACAACCTGTACAATGCCACACGTCTGGTGCATTTTAAAACATTTGCTGCTGATCGCGGACTCAACATTACCTGGCAAAATCTTGGACAACCATCCGAACTGAATGCTAGAAACTATGGATTAGAAATTGTTGCATTGGCGGCCAACGAAATTGAACGAGTATTTGCGCAGTTTGATCTTGCCTCAGATGAACAGGCTTTGTTTAAGCATGCCTTATCGCAGTATCGTGCCAAGACTGATCCAGATCCTACTAAATTATTAGAGTTACAAAAATTTGTCAATCGCATAGAGCAACTACATCCTGACAAGCAAGGTGAGTTTGTGCGACTATGGCCCGAATTTGGAACGTTACTATGATCAAAGATGAATCAACTCTGGTCAAGGCGCCGTATCGCCGACAACACTGGACTGACAAACAGCTAGAAGAGTTTATGAAATGTGCTGATCCAGATACCGGTCCGCAATACTTTATGGACAACTTCTTTCATATACAACATCCTACCAAAGGAAAAATGTTGTATCATCCGTTTGAGTATCAAAAACGACTGATAGATACCTATCACAATAATCGTTACAGTATCAGTATGATGCCTCGACAAACGGGTAAATCAACCAGTGCCGCAGGCTACCTGCTTTGGGTAGCCATGTTCCACCCAGATAGCACTATCCTTATTGCCGCACACAAGTACACCGGTTCACAAGAGATCATGCAACGTATTCGCTATGCATATGAACTATGCCCGGATCATATACGTGCAGGTGTTACCAGCTACAACAAAGGTAACTTGGACTTTGAAAACGGAAGTCGTATAGTTTCAACCACCACAACAGAAAACACCGGACGCGGTATGAGTATATCCTTACTGTACTGTGACGAGTTTGCGTTCGTTCGCCCTGGTATTGCCAAGGAGTTTTGGACTAGTATTAGCCCTACCCTAGCCACAGGTGGTAAAGCAATTATTACTTCAACGCCAAACAGTGACGAAGATCAATTTGCCCTGTTGTGGAAGGGTGCCAACAAGTGTGAAGACAGCTACGGCAATCCTACCAAAGTAGGCATCAACGGATTCCGAGCCTATCGCAGTTATTGGAATGAACATCCGGATCGTGACGAAAAATGGGCTGAAGAACAACGAGCACAGCTTGGAGACGATCGATTTCGCCGAGAGATGGGTTGCGAATTTATCATCAACGACGAAACACTTATTGCACCAGCTAAACTTATTGATCTACGTGGACACGAACCCTTGTACAAAACTGGCCAAGTACGTTGGTTTCAACATCCTAGAGCAGGCCGCATATATGTAGTATCGTTGGATCCCAGCTTGGGCACAGGTGGTGATCCTGCTGCCATACAGGTATTTGAAGCCAACACCACAGAACAAATAGCCGAATGGCGGCATAACAAAACTACCATACCAGAACAGGTGCGTATTCTAGCTGAAATTTGTAAACACATAAACGAAAAAACCAAAGACGCCGAAAGCATCTACTACAGTATCGAAAACAACACCATCGGCGAAGCGGCCTTGATATCAATTGATGAATATGGCGAAGACAACATTCCGGGCTATTTCCTCAGTGAACCCGGCGGTGGTGGAAGCCGCAGATATCGCAAGGGCTTTAACACATCAAACAAGCCCAAATTGGCAGCATGTAACAAACTTAAAACTCTAATAGAGTCAGGCAAAATGAAGATACGTAGTGCCGGTCTAGTAAGCGAGCTAAAAACATTTGTAGCACACGGAGTAAGTTATGCGGCCAAACAGGGCGAAACTGATGATTTGGTCATGTCTGCGTTGTTAGCTGTGCGTATGTTACAGCAACTACAGACCTTTGATGCCGGCATTGATAAACACCTGCGCGACCACAATGACATGTCCAGTACACCTATGCCGTTCATCAGTGTAAGACGCTAAATACTAGACCATGGTTCAACAAACACCTGCCCTCAAACTTTTTGATCTCTTAGTCAGTAGAGATTTTGATCCAGAAATGCTGGACAGCAAAGGCCTGCCCGCAGACCCAGAAGATGCTGAAATTTTTAGCATAGATTTTCGTGCAGAATCGGGCAAAGATTACGGCACAGTGGTCATCATGCTAAACGACGATGGCGAGCTACAAGTTTATTGTACTGACAATGTGGGTCGTAGCATGGAAGGATCTGACAAGACCGATTGGTTCCAGTTTCTGGAACAATTAAAAAACTTTGCCACACGTAATTTTTTAAGTTTTGGTATTAAAAATCTAAATCGCTTACGCTACAGCATGCAAGGTCAGGCCGCCATCAAAGAAGGACTATTTGAATCATGGACCGGCAATCGCACCACCAGTTGGATGGGCGAAGCTACCCAAGCTAGACTCATGATCCGTCATCACAAGAACATAGGCGAAGGCGATGCACGCCATCGCTATATCAAAAGCCTGTTTATTGAAACAGCCGAAGGTGAACGCTACAAGTTGCCATTTAAGAAATTGTCCGGCGGCCGCGCCATGTTGGAGCATGTCAAGTTGGGTGGACGTCCTTACGATGCCCGCGGTCAACACATTGTGACCATGGTAGAAGAAATCAACGTGTTGTCTCGTTTTCGTAGAGCCAATGCAGGACAGTTGTTTGAAGGCGATGCAGCAACCTTGGTTGAACAGACCAATGCCTATTATGAAAATCTACAAGGTCGTTTAAAAAGCCTCAGCACCACACGTGGATACACTACGTATTTTGAATCATGGAACCCGGCAGACGTCACTGACGAGGAAGTAGTGATTGAAAGTTTAAAGAATCTGTTTGTCAAACAAACAATTGACACAAGAATTGAGTCGGCACTTCCGCTGTTGGCTCGTATACAACAACAAGGAACCGACATGAAAGAAGCCAACATATTTGAAGCCTGGGCAGAACGCCTGACAGAAGGAACCTGGCAGACGCCAGACACTCCAGAAAAACAAACACAGTTAGTAGAACTGATGAGCAAAGAATTGCCAGTGGGCGCCGATGCTACCAATGCCACAGAACAGCTATATGACCTGTTGGGCGATGACGAACTGTTTGATCAGTTGGAAGCACTGGCCGAAAACAATCCCAATGCAGATGCACGCCAAGTCATTTATGATCGCATGTCTGTGCTGAGTAACGATCCAGATGTACGTAGTGTGATTGAGCAACTACAGATTGACCCAGAGGCTGAGATGAATCCAGCTGAGCCAACTAATCCTGCTGACCTTGAGCCAATGAATGAAAGTGTATTAACTGATGATACCGGTTCAACATTCCAACACATACTCAACACATTCAAGCGTGATGTCAAAGACTTTGAAATTGGCGATGAATTGAGTGACGAGTTGTACAATGCCTTGTATGATTACTATCATGAAGACATGCCGTATGGTGTTAAAAAAGCTCGTTCCGGTGATCCACACGAATGGGTAGCTGATCGTTTTGCCGCAGACTTGGGCATTCCGGGTGCTGGTTTTAATAGCCCAGGTGTTGGTCCAGAAGATGACCCACACTTAGAGCGTGAAAGTGTCATGCACGGTGACTATGCTGAAGAAGCCGGAGATCCATTAAGCAGTATTCTTAAAAGTGCCGGCGTTCCGGCTGAAGTAACTCCAGCCCCTGACTACATGACTGGTGATATGGAAGAAGGTATTGTTGGTGGCGCTTTGGGTGCTGTAGCTGGTGGATTGGTAGGAGGGCCTGCTGGTGCGGTAAGAGGCGTTTCAATTGGTAGTTCAATTGGTGATGCAATCAGCCCAGACGAAACCGACGAAACTATGGAGCCAACTTTGCCTGCTATGGAAGACGAAACCGATGAGTGTGATACTTCACCATTGCAGGGTCAGTATGGACATTCAGGCAAAATGAAACCAGTATCTAAAGATCTGAGTTTCTTGGATCGTCTCAAAGAACTTTCCGGTCTCAAGCGCGGTTAATGAATCAGCCGTTGGTGGTATTGACCTATCCGGGTCACTTTTTGCTAACGGCTCTCACAATCCGATCCTATTTTCAGCATCATGATCTGGTGCCTGTTACAATTATAGCAGACGACATTGATGCTGATGCGTGGCCTGACTATCTATCCGATTGTGACAACTTGTATGCCCCTGCCACAATCGTACCTGTTTCACAGTTACCCGAAGCCCGTCTATTTCAACACGAAGGTTGGATCCGTCAGCAAATAGTCAAAATATATCTAGACCAGTTAGTGCCCTTTGATACTTGGTTTTTTACCGATGGTGACATTGAATTTTCTGCACCAGCGCCACACAATGCTGTTCCTTATACCATTACTCGTGGCGGCCCAACACAAGATCAACAGAATTCCTATGTGTCAACTCTCCTAAATGCAACGCCTGGCGTATTTGATCCACAACAGGTGTGTGTAAGTCATCCACCTTTTAGGACCATGCAGGCTCAAGATTTGGTTCGATTAAGAAATTATGTAGAGCAACAGGTTGGATGTGATTTTACCAATTGGCACCGGCAACACATAACCGAGGGTGGTGGCGATCTGAATCCAGACGGGACTCCTCAATATCTCATGAGTGAATGGGAGCTGTTGGCCACGTTTCAATCCACAGTCATGCAACAGGATATCAATCTAACACATTTCCAAACTGATTACACCATTGGCGAAACTCCCAGAACCTGTGGTACTTGCTACTGTACCGACAGTGAGTTTAGCCGTGATTGGTGGAACAGCTACGCCGGAATCACAGTTGCGGATCGAATCTGGAACAGCGTTTCTAAAATTTCTAAATAGAACAAACTGATCATAAATATGTATTGACGCTGAGTAATAAAGCGTGTACACTACACAAGTGAACACATTATTCTTTGAGTCACAGGCAACTAGAATCTAAACATTTAGATAGGCAACAACCATAAAACTCGAAAGGCAACTATTATGGCATCTTTAGCAGAAATTCGCGCACGATTGGCCGCAAGCGAATCAAAACAAGGCGGTAACTCCACAGGTGGTGATAATTCAATTTACCCACATTGGAACATGGAAGAAGGTCAATCATGCACCTTACGCTTCCTCCCAGACGGTAATACCAAGAACACATTCTTTTGGCAAGAGCGAGCAATGATTCGTTTGCCATTCAATGGTGTCAAAGGTGAGATGGAATCTAAACAAGTGTATGTACAGGTACCATGTGTAGAAATGTGGGGCGAGACTTGCCCAGTACTGACCGAAGTTCGTACTTGGTTCAAAGACAAGAGTCTTGAAGAAATGGGTCGCAAGTATTGGAAAAAACGTTCATACATTTTCCAAGGCTTTGTTCGTGAGAATCCCCTGAGCGACGACAAGGCTCCAGCAAACCCAATCCGTAGATTCATCATTGGTCCTCAGATCTTTACCACCATCAAAGGTGCCCTAATGGATCCAGAGTTGGAAGAATTGCCAACAGACTACTTGCGTGGCTTAGATTTCCGTATCAGCAAAGGTAGCAAAGGCGGTTTTGCTGACTACAACGGTAGCAAGTGGGCTCGCAAAGAAACAGCACTTACCGAAGCTGAACAAGCGGCCATTGCTGAACACGGCCTGTTTGATCTTTCAACATTCTTGCCCAAGAAACCAGGCGACGTTGAACTCAAGGTAATCAAAGAAATGTTTGAAGCCAGTGTTGATGGCCAAAGCTATGACACAGAACGTTGGGGTCAGTATTTCCGCCCAGCAGGTGTCAATGCGCCAGCAGGCACAACAGCACCAGCCGCGGATGTTAGCGAAGATGCTCCAGCCGCAGTGACCAAAGCCGCTCCTACTGTATCAAGCGACTTTGATGATGAGCCAGCAGTGGCATCAGCACCAATTGAAGCTAAACCTGCTGCTAGTGGCAATGCTCAAGATATCTTGGCCATGATCCGCGCTCGTCAGAAACAGTAAAAAGATAATTAGAGTGTTGTTAGTAAATTACTATCCATGTAGTTTTGGTGACACTCTAACATCTATGTTTGCTGGCGTTGAACTACAACGCAATAATAATGTAACAACAACCTCCGGCAGTTTTTTAAAATTGCCGGAGTTTTATTCTTTGTCACCACAAGATAAACTAACTTGGTGGAAAAAAATTAATCATTACGCTGTAGTTAGTTGTCATAGGCAATTTGGGTTTGATTATAATACTATTGAGCCAGTCACTGTAATCAGCATTAAAATTTCAGACCGTACCTGGCTCTATAACCGTATTAAGGCAATACATTGGCAACAGAACAATTTTGACATAGGAAATCCAGTGTTAAAAAAAATTAAAGAACGATTAACAGATTCTGAGTTGGATACACTAATTGATGCTGACTATCAATCTTGGGCTAATGCAAATATACTAGAATCAGATGACATATTACCATTTGAATTTTTGTTGGACGATTCTATAAATGAATGGGCACAGCACCGACAATTAAAAATTAATGAAGAATGCTTGACTATTATTCGTAACAATGTGGCAACTTATCAATGACCTTATGTGTAAACCCTTATCGTAATCTCAGTTGGACCACTACTGGGCATGTTGCACCTTGCAACAACATGACGGATTTTCCAAAATCTAATTCGGTTGCCTTGATGAAACAAACGCAAGAATATCAAGAGCTACTCAACAACAACAACAACGGTATTAATAGTAGTTTTTGTCAGCGATGTTGGGACAAAGAATCTGTAGGGCTTGTTAGCAAACGACAAACAGACAATGAATTAGATCAAATTTACTCTCGACTGGATCCTAGTTATATAAAAATTGATGCGGCCATTGGAGATGTATGTAATGCCGCTTGTAGAATATGCGGACCCGACAGCAGTACCATGTGGCAAAAAATTGTGCCCACTTGGGAAGATCGTAGCGTTGATCCTACCATATGGGCTGAAGCAATGGCATCAGCCAATCACATACTACAGTTGGATTTTGGAGGTGGCGAGCCATGGGCCAACGCCGTACCAGAACAGACAGCACTATTGAAAAAAATTATATCACTTGACCGCAAACATCTTGTCAAGATACGTTACAATACCAATGGCAGTCTTTGGCCTACTCGATTAATTAAACTGTTAGAACAATTTCGTCAGGTTGAAATTACACTCAGTCTAGACGATATAGAATCTAGATTTGAATATAACCGCTGGCCGTTAAAATGGTCAGTGGTGCAGGATAACATAAACAAATTTGTGCAATTACAACAAACATCTAATGTTAAAATTACTGTAAATTTTACAGTCAGCGTGTTTACCTGGCAACGAGCTGAGAGATTCAAAGAGTGGGCACATACATACGGGCTTGAACACATAAATTTTAATATCTTAACAGACCCTTGGATTTATTCAATCAAGTCTATACCGATTGAGATCAAAAATAATCTGTCGTCTACAATATTTGATAATATAGTATCTAGTACAGCACACAGTAACTGGAAAGAAAAATTTTTAGAAACAACCAACAAGTTAGACCAACAGAGAAATCAATCCTTTCAAGACACGTTTCCTGAATTGAATAACATATTATGAAAATAGCTATCACCGGACACACAGCTGGAATTGGTCAGGCTCTGGCTGAAGAATATCGTTTAGACGGGCATGAGATTGTCGGTCTGAGTCAACGCGAAGGCAACAACATTCGTAATATTCCCAAAATTTGTGATCAAATAGAACCGTGTGATGTGTTTGTCAACAACGCACAGGCTGGATATGCACAGACTGAACTGTTGTTTGAAATGGCACGAAGATGGCAAGGCTCTGACAAACATATCATTGTGATCAGTACTCAAATGACTTTAGAACCTACCGCGTTTGATGAGTCCTTGGACCAATATAGAATACAAAAGGTAGCCTTAGAACAAACAGTCCATCAGTTACGCAGTCGCCATTGCAACCCAAAAATTACCTTAGTCAGACCGGGTAACATAGCTACCACACCCAGCAAGACAGTACCACCTGCGGCTAACACCGCCAATTGGTCTAGAACCTTGTTGGATATCATGGACATGGCTGACCATAATAATCTGCGTGTTCCGGACATATCGTTAGGCCCCAAGTGACTCCTAAAGATATTTTAACCAATCCACATTTTTGTCCCATGCCTTGGACCGGACTCATGTACAACTCAGACGGCACAGTAAAAAACTGTATTCGCAGTGATCCTGCCACGGGAGTCCTGGGCAATATCAAGGATCAATCTATTGAACAAATCCTGTTAGGTAGCACCAATATGACCAAACAACAAAACATTGTTAGTGGCGCACCGGCTGCTGGATGTCATACCTGTTATAATCTTGAACACGACAAACCTGGATTTGATATCATTAGTGACAGGATTTTTTACATAAGAGAATTTAAAAAACTACCAATGTCTACATACCAGCCGGGACAACATGATTTGCAAACCATAGATGTGCGCTGGACCAACACTTGTAACTTTGCCTGTGTGTATTGCAGTCCGGAATTTAGCAGCCGTTGGGCCGACGAGTTAGGAGTTGTTATAGATCGACCCACAGATCAACAACAGGCCAATTTTACACAGTACATTTATGATCATGCAGACCGGCTCAAACATGTATACTTGGCTGGCGGCGAGCCCCTTTTGATGAAACAAAACTTGGAGCTCTTGTCAAAATTAAACCCCGATGTGAATCTCAGGATAAACACTAACCTTAGCAAGGTTGATACTGGAGTATTTGATCGTGTGTGTGAATTTAAAAATGTGCATTGGACAGTTAGTGTAGAGACTCAAGCAGAAGAATTTGAATACGTACGATTTGGTGGACATTGGCAGGATTTTTGTAAAAATTTAGATCGTATACGGCAGTTGGGTCACAAGATCAGTTTTAATATGTTGTGGTTTTTGTTAAATTACAACACTGTGTTTGACTGTGTGGATTATCTGAAAGCACAAGGATTCCACAACAACAGTTTTATAATTGGTGCGCTATTGACACCGGACTACCTAAACATTAGACATTTGCCAAATAGTGTGTTAAACTTGTTACAGACCAAATTGGAACAACGCATAGCCGAAAAACCAGGATATCTATTGGAAGACAGTTATAGAAACATGTTACATTATATACAGGAACCAATTGAGCAGAATTTGTCTGGATCCTTTGAGCAGTTGGTTGCAATGGATCAACGACGTGGAGTAGATAGCAGTAAGATTTTTACAGAATTATACAAACTTAAAGAAGGAAATTAATCATGGCAAAACCATTTGACGTATCAAAGTTCCGCAAGGACATTACAAAGAGTATCGACGGTCTTAGTATTGGATTTAACGATCCAACTGACTGGATTAGCACAGGCAATTTTGCCTTGAACTATCTTATTAGCGGCGATTTTAACAAAGGCATTCCGTTGGGCAAAGTCACTGTGTTTGCTGGCGAGTCCGGTGCAGGAAAAAGTTATTTCTGCTCAGGCAATATTATTAAAAATGCACAAGAACAGGGCATCTTTGTTATCTTGATTGACAGTGAAAACGCACTTGACGAAGACTGGCTCAAGGCACTTGGTGTCGACACCAGCGACAGCAAATTGCTCAAACTAAGTATGGCCATGATCGATGACGTTGCCAAAACAATCTCAACATTTATGAGTGACTATAAGGCACTTCCAGATGGCGAACGTCCAAAGGTCTTGTTTGTTATTGACTCGTTGGGCATGTTGCTTACACCAACAGACGTGAATCAGTTTGATGCAGGTGAAATGAAAGGTGACTTGGGTCGTAAGCCTAAGGCACTGACAGCACTTGTTCGTAACTGTGTCAATATGTTTGGTAGTTACAATGTAGGCCTAGTGTGTACAAATCATACCTATGCATCACAGGACATGTTTGATCCAGATGACAAGATATCAGGCGGACAAGGCTTTATCTATGCGTCCAGTATTGTTGTTGCTATGAAGAAGATGAAGTTGAAAGAAGA